TACAGTTAGAGAAGGAGTAGTTAATTCTGCTAGTTCTTTGATTCTAGATAGTGTGACCCAGGCAGTGAAGGAAATTCCCAACCGTATTATGAGTGGCGTAGCAACCACTATTGCAAAAGGGAATGATTTGTTTCGTAGTATAAAGGATTTTATTATAGCTGAGTATGAGGTACTCAAGGGAGTCGTTAAGTCGATTTTCGAGAGTATTTCAGACGAAACTAAAATTTTTGTTGTTGTTGGAGCTTTTACTATATTTTTGTTGTTATTGTTTATGTATATTTTTCGTAGAATGTTTGATAAGTGTAAGAAAGTTTTTTCGTTGTGTTTATGTAGTGCATTGGATTATTTGGGTTGTGATCTTTCCAAGAGAGATATTGGGAAGATTCAAGAGATTTTTGAGTATGAGTATGAGAAACAATCGTTGTCTGAATTGGCACCGGTTGTAGGATTAGCATTAGGAGCCGCTTTATCAGCGTGTTCGAAGACAGATTCGCAGACTGCAGGAGCAGTCATCAATTTTGCAAGCAGATTTCCGACCGTTTTTACTTCGGTTGAGGATTGTATATGTAGTAGTTTCGATTACATATACCATTGGTATTATGGAGAGCATTACCTTAAAGATAAGAAGTTGTTAGATGAGTTCGATGAGTTTGCGAAGGATTTCAAAGAGTTTTGTGAGATCCCAGATGTGGAGAATGTGATTGATAAAGATTTAGGCACTTGCCTAAAACTTGAACAGTTACATAAGCGGGCTAAAATATTAGAGCCCCTTACTTTGCACATAAGAACGAACCCAGCCTTAGCAACTTGTTTAGCAAGAGCTTTTGCGAAAGTGAATTCTCTGTTTGATGCACATCGTCAAACAGCAGATCTATACGCCACTCGTATAGAAACCGTTTGTTGCTGGTTGTACGGCGAGAGCGGGCAAGGAAAGACGAAAGTCTACCCTCACATTGTTGCAGGAGTTTATGAGTTGGTTAGAGATGAGTGCCCTCAGTTGTTACCATTTCCTTATGGTCCAGCCCACACACATCATAGGAATAAACTTTCCCAGTATTGGGAAGGATATGAAAGACAGTTTTGTTGTGTGTGGAATGAAGCCTTAGAGAAGGAAGATCCTCAGGAGAGACAGAGGACATTGTCAGAGTTTTTAACTGCGTGTGAGACTGGTACGTTTCCATTGGATATGGCGTTTGAGAGGAAGGGTAAAGCCTTCTTCAATTCAATGTTAGCCATGATAACGTCAAATTTTACTGATTCTCATTTGCAACGAGAGTCTCACATGACTTTTCCTGAAGCTATAGTAAGGAGAAGAACTTTGTATTTAGAAGTTAGGAGAAAAGCTGATTTTAAAACATGGAAGGAAGGAGATAAGATAAAAGGCAATTTTGATGAGGCCTGGAATTTTATTTTGCGTATTCCTGATATTGAAAAATATCAGAATTGTTTTTATTTAGGATTGCCAAAGAATTTACACGAAGTTATTATGAGAGATAAATGCGTGAATGTACCATTTTCTTGTGTTATCTCTCTACTAGCAGATCAAATTATTCAACGACAAAGCACCAGACAAGATGAAGCTGAGTTTATGAGACAGTTTTCATATAAGGAGTACGTAACGGAGTCAAGAGCGACAGTGGAGCCATATTCCGGACCAGTTTTTAAACCGGAGTTGGCAGAGAAGAAAGTTCAGGAGAAGAAAGTTCAGAAGTCTGAATATAGAAGTGCAAGACGCGAGAGACGTTTTGCCCAGTACGAGTTTGAGTCAACTTCTCCCGAAGAAACTAAAAAGTTGACACCCATGGATACAACGACGTTTACTTCGTTGTCTCCATCACGGGTGGAGAACCGTCCACCTGTACCCCCCCCAAAGCCTAGAACCAAGTCGGAACCAACATTCATCCCTCAGATGATGGGTGGTTTCGAAAGTTGGTGGTATGAACCAGAGAATGTGGTGAGAACCACAATAAATAAAGTGCATGAAACTGTAGCCCCTGTTCATTATGAACTTAAGCAGTTTTGTCATGAGTCAATGTGGGGAGAAGGAGAAGGATTGTATGTAGAAGATCAACAGAAGTATACCCATTTTGTTTCAGGGTTGTCTTTTGAAGATAAGGAGAAACACTGTGAGATTGTGAGTCGAATGTGTCGTGAGTCGTTTCCTCTGATGTTGCCATTTTGTGAGGTATTTCAGAGGAAAATTTTGGATTCAGACCCAAGAGTTAACAGACAAGCAGAAGAGTTGGTTAGGTTGTTG